CACCATCCGCGACTTTCATATTGCGGTTGAGGCTGACAGCTTGGCTCAGATTGATGAGCAAGCAGAAAAGCAAGGCGCACAAGAGGCCATCCAAGCTATCGGTTTGTTCTTGCGTGAAGCAATCCCAATGATTAGCCAAGCGCCTGAGACTTTGCCTATGGCTTCTGAGATGTTGTTATTCCTTGTACGCCGATTTAGAGCTGGTCGCGGGTTGGAAAGCGCTGTAGAGAGGGCAATGAAAGCCTTGCAAGACAAGGCAGACCAAGCGGCTCAACAACAGCCTGGCCCACCGCCCGAGATGCTACAAATGCAAGCCGAACAGCAAGCAGAGCAAATGCGTATGCAAGCACAAGCGCAGTCTGAACAGATGAAGATGCAAGCAGACGCACAATTGGCGCAAGCACAGGCACAGCTTGAAATGCAAATGCATCAAGCTAAGGTGCAAGCCGAAATGCAATTGGCGCAGATGAAAGCCGATTTTGAGACTGTTAAGCAGAACAATGAACTTCAAATTAAAGCCAGAGAGATGGCAGGGAAAGAAGAATATGAACGATGGAAAGCAGAACTTGACGCAGCGACTAAGATCATGGTGGCAAGGATTGGTAGCAACCCTGGCATCGACTTACCAGTGGTTGAAGCAGCGGCTGCACAAATAACCAATGAGTTGGGCGGCACAATTGTTCAGGCAATGGACAAAATAACCGCCTTGCACGACAACATGGCAAACTTGCATGGTGAATCAATGCAAAACATTGGCGCAGCTATGCAAAGGCTCACCGCACCCAAGAAAGTCATCAGGGGTGCTGACGGCTTAGTAATAGGCGTGGAGACCACATGAGCCTAGCCCTTGCTGATCGGGTAAGACAAACCACCACCTCAACAGGTACTGGAACGATCACGCTAGATGGCTCGCTTGAGGGATTTCAGTCTTTTGCGGTCATTGGTAACGGCAATACGACCTACTACACCATTTCGGGCGGCGCTCAATGGGAAGTGGGAATCGGTACTTACTCTAGCGGGACACTAGCTAGAACGACCGTAATCTCATCGTCTACAGGCTCAAAACTTGATCTTGCGGCTGGCACAAAGGATGTATTTGTCACCTTACCGGCAAGCGTGGCGGTTACAAGCGGCACAGATGTAACGTTTACTAAGGTCACCGCGCCTACAGTTCAAGCAACCAATTCAGCAGGGTTATCCCTTAAAAACTCATCTGGCACAACCCAATTAAGCATGGGCGCTGGCGGCGGGGATAACTTGACGTTAAGCGTCTCAACCAACATAAATGGCGCAAACGCTCAAGTAGACATTAGCCCGACAGGTACAGGTCATGTCCACATGAAGCCCACAGGTACAGGTTCGGTTGAGATAGCGCCAACAAATGCAGGCACATTGGATAACTTGGTCATTGGCGGCGTTACCCCTAAAAACGGCACGTTTGTCAATGTAGCCGCAACTACTGGCACAGTATCCACAGCACCGTCAGGCGGTACAGACATTGTCAATAAAACCTATGCCGATGGATTAGCTGCCAAGTGGGGTGAGTAATGTTTGGCATATCAGCCTTTGCACAGCTACCATTTAGCACGGTTGGCGCGGGAGTTCCACCTACACCAGTAGAAGACATTTTGCTTGGCGGTCACTTTGGCTTTGACGAAAAAAAGCGCAATGCACAATGGGCTAAAGACCGAAAGCTAGAGGGTCAGCGCAAGCTCAAACTGCAAGAAGCGCTGTTTGGTCTACCGCCCGAGGTCAGAGAAGAAATCACTTCCGCGCCTGAGCAAACAATAGAGGTTGCGGTCAGAAAACAAATTGATTATGATTTACTCATGCAAAGGGTCAAAGACCTTGAAGTGCGTGTTAAGCTCAAACGTGATGAAGAAGATATTGCAATGATCTTGGAGATGATGTGAGAACAACATGGGTATTTCCATCTGACGGTAGCGAGCCTTACGAAAAATCTAAGGGTCGATCTGGCGAATACACCGCAGTGATGGGCGACATTGCCCCATTCATGTCACCTGATGGCGTAATGATTGAGGGCAGAAAGCAGTGGCGTGACCACCTCAAGCGCACCGATTCAATCGAGATGGGGCATTCTGACGTTAAGTATGCACAGCAAGAGTGGAACAAGAAGAAAGAAGCGCACCGAGACAGGCTGCGCGGTCAATTGGCTACGGTACAAGAGTTTGACCGACCAGGCGCACCGATTGCACCTGTTAAGATGTCTAACCTAAACGTAGAGATGGCAAACCGTTTACACAACCGTCCCATGCCTGAGCGCAAGGAGATGATCAAAATGACTTTGGAACAAATGAAAAGGATGAAGTGATGGAAAACGAAGTTGTCGCACCCGACACAGTAGATACACCAGCACCCGAAACCCCAGCGGTCGAAGCGCCCCAAACAGCGCCAGCCGAGCCGCAAAGCAGAGCCGACACGATTCGTGAAGCACTGACCAAGACACCGACAAACCGTGGCAAACACGCCGCAAACCAGCCCCGAGAGGGCGGTAAGTTTGCCCCTAAGTTCCCGACTGACCAGACCCAAGCGCCGCAAATGGCAGACAAGCCTAGAGCTGAGATGCCCAAAAGCCTGCGCCTTGAGCTAAAGGAGCATTGGGAAAAAGCACCGCCTGAGTTACAGCAAGCCTTTGCTCAGCGGGATGCCGATTACGAAAAGGGCATTACCTCATACAAACAGCGGGACGCAGAAGCTCGGGCAATCACTGAGCAATTTGCACCGTATGAATGGATTTTGCGGAACGAGAACAGTACACCGGCACAAGCGATTGGCCCATTGCTTCAGACTGCGGCATTGCTGAGAACAGGCACACCACAGCAAAAGTCGCAAGCGGTCGCGCAGATGATTCAGCAGTTTCAAATCCCATTGGATCAGGTGGCTGCTTATTTTGGCGGCGAAGCCCCACCACAGCAAGATTCTCATTACAATCAACTGGCGCAACAAGTACAGCAGCTCACGCAACACATCACGCAGAGCCAGTACGAGGCACAGAAACAGAATGAAAACAGAGCACTCTCTGTAATCCAGCAGTTTGCGAGCGACCCCGCAAACGCACACTTTGAGGCAGTCCAAGACCGTATGTTGTCGCTTCTCCAAGCGCCGCAGGTTCTAGGGGACATTAGTCATATGTCAGAACGCGAGAAATTGCAAGTGGCATATGACACTGCTGTAAGACTTGATCCACAATTGGCACAAAGTTTATTTGCTCAACAGCAACAAAGCTACGCCGCACAGAATCAAGTGCAGAAAGCAAGACAAGCGGCTGTACAGGTAAGGGGCGCACCAGGCGGCGCAGTCTCTGGCCCAGTAAGTCAATCAGACCGCCGAGCTGTTATCGCAAATGCGTTACGGTCGGCAAATTTTTAAACAAGGAGTAAATCATGGCATACGCCAACAGTAATTACTCAGACGTTTTAGCAACTACCATTGAATCACGCTCCGGCATCGTTGCCGATAACGTGACCAAAAACAATGCGTTGCTGACTCGCCTGCGCGAGAAAGGCCGTTACAAGCCTTTCACCGGTGGTTCGACCATTCTGCAAGAATTGTCATTCCAAGCAAACTCAACAGCCATGTACTACTCAGGCGCTGAAGTATTGAACATTTCCCCTGCGGATGTGATCAGTGCGGCTCAGTTTCCGATTAAACAGGCAGCCGTAGCAGTCACTATCAATGGCTTGGAAATGCTCCAAAACAGCGGCGAAGAACAGATCATCGATTTGTTTGACGCACGTTTGGACGTTGCTGAGGCATCCATTGAGAACTTGATCTCTACTGGTATCTACTCTGACGGTACAGCCAACAACGGCAAGCAAATCACTGGTTTGCAAGCTATGGTGGTTGCGTCTCCATCCACTGGTGTGGTTGGCGGCATTGACCGTGCAACTTGGTCATTCTGGCAAAACCAGACTTTCGACTTCTCTGGCGATCTGGGCGCATCTGCATCCAGTTCCAACATTCAGACCGGTTTCAACCGTCTGTATGCAAAGACAAGTCGCGGCTCTGATGTAGTCGATTTGATTTTGTTGGATAACAACTTGTGGGGCTTCTTTATGTCGTCTCTGCAAAACATTCAGCGTTTCCCTGGCTCTAGCAAAATGGCTGAACTCGGCTTTGTTGCTTCCAAATACATGAACGCTGACGTTGTTCTTGACGGTGGTATCGGCGGTAATATTCCGACATCTACTGGTTACTTCCTTAACACGAAGTACATTTTTTTCCGTCCTCACGCAAATCGTAACTTTGTTCCGATTGGTGATGAGCGTATGTCCACTAACCAAGATGCCATCGTGCGCTTGATTGGCTGGGCTGGCAATATGACTGCCTCGGGACTCCAGTTCCAAGGCGTTATGACTGAATAAGGAGCAAAATCATGGCTGATTACGTCACCGATGGAAAAATTGGTATTGATTTGACCGCTACTTATGCGTCCACTTCTGCCGGTTCTACAACTTTGTTCCCTGTTACCCCTGGTACTCGGGTGAACACCTCCAACAACGGCGTGTATATGTTTGTCCGCGCCGAATCCACCATCAACGCATTTGATGCGGTGATTATGAGCACTTACGCAAACTCAGCGAGTCCTACTCCTGTGATGCGTGCTGTGCCTGTGACCACCACAAACGCTGCGGCTTTGGGTTACAACATGGTTGGTTTTGCACAAACCGCGATTGCCTCTAGCTACTACGGCTGGGTTGGCTTGAACGGTATGTTGCAAGTTAACTTGTTGGTTGGATGCAATCCTAAAGTGCCTTTGTACACCACAGCAACCCCTGGTGCGCTGGACGACACAACCGTGTCTGCCGGTTTCATTCAAGGTATTGTGGCTAATACATCTGCCACTTCTGCATCAGCACCATTCTGTATGGTCAACAATGCAGGCTTGATGCCATCTAACCCTGTGTAAAAAAATGGCCTCTCCCTTAAAAAAGGAGGGGTCTTTTTAATGAGTTCTGTACCCTTAAAAATAACTGGAAAATGTGTCGCTGAAGACGAGACACTGTTTGCCCACATGGATGCCGCGATTGCAAGAGGCTATCCACAGATCAAGGAAGCGCAGCCAATAAAAGCTGGCTCGATCTTATTAGTGGCAAGCGCACCAAGCGTAAGGGGTCAGGTAGAGCTTATTAAAAAGATGAAAGCAGAGGGGTCGCCTATTGTGGCGATCAAGGGCGCACACGATTGGCTTATTGCCCAAGGCGTGATACCCAACTATGCCCTAGCCATCGACCCACAAGAGCACCGCATTGCGTTTTACGCACCACGCAAAGAAGTGCATTACATGATTGCCAGCCAGTGCCATCCAGCGTTGTTTGACAACCTCAATGGGTATCAGGTCACGATATGGCATCCATACGTCAAAAAAGGCCAAGACCGCCCTAAAAACTCCATGCTGATAGGTGGCGGCACAACCTCGGGATTAAGGGCTATATCGCTGTTTTACGTCCTTGGATACAGGAAGTTTGAGCTGTTTGGCTTTGATTCTTGTAACACCGACCAAATGCTTAGGGTCAACGGCGAAAGACTCAAAGAGGGCGATCAATTGATTGAGGTCAAGATTGACCCGCAAGGCGAGACCTTTTACTGCAATACAGCGATGGCGTTGCAGGCCGAGCATTTCCAGACTTACTACGATTACTTACCTGATGCGGTGTTCAATGGGCATGGGCATGGCCTGATTCAAGCCATTATCAAGAAGCGCGAGCAAAACATGATGGAGCTGGGCGGCATCATCAATGGTAAGGCAGAACTTAACAACCGTACATCATTTATCCATTGGGGCGACAAGAACGCCGCAAGTTGGCGCTACCGTTCCAAAATACCAGCGGGCGACTGGGCAAGCCAAAACGACTTGACCGCTGACACGCTGGTGTTTACCAAGCCGCAAGCCAATGAGCTGATGGTAATGGCAAGAGCCAAAGCCCGAGGCGCATGGGTGGTGGTGGACTTTTGTGATGACCATTTTGATTGGATGCACTACCAAGAGGCATTGCGTCTTGCGGATGCGGTGACTTGTTCAACCAATGAGATGGCAAGAAGAATTAAAGAGCTGGGACGGGATGCCACGGTAATCCCTGACCCTTATGAATACCCCGAGATGCCACCGCACTGCAACGGGGTTAATTTGCTTTGGTATGGGCATCATGTCAACCGTGAAAGCCTAAAACGCATACTGCCTGACCTTGAAGGTTATCCCTTGCGGGTGGTGTCAAATTTTGATGGGGCAATTCCTTGGTCGCATGAGACCATGCTGGAAGAATTCGCCCGAGCCGATATAGTGGTGATCCCTGCCACAGCTCCTTACAAGAGCGCAAACAGGGCAATTGAGGCAATTCGCCAAGGGTGTTTTGTGGTTGCAGAGCCGCATCCAGCCTTAGAGGGTTTTCCCATTTACATCGGCAACATCAAAGAGGGCATTGAATGGACAAAAACACAAAACATGAGCCAACGGATATTGGAGGCGCAGAATTTCGTGACGGCAAAATTTACGCCGCAAACACTGATCGACAAGTGGAAGATAGCTACGAGACGGCCTACAACCTTGGGTGCGGAAAAAAGAAATGGGACGGTTGGATAAACGTAGACCTGCATTCAGATATTGCAGACATCCAATGTGACCTAAGAAAACTTGAGTTGGCGACCGATTCAGCCGATGCGGTGGCAGCAATCCACGTTTTAGAGCACTTTTACGAGTGGGAGGTCTATGACCTGCTGACAGAGTGGAAACGGGTGCTAAAGCCCGGCGGCAAGATGATCCTAGAGCTTCCTTGCATGGACAAGGTGTTTGCCTATGTCCACAACTGCGTGGTTAAAAAAGAGCCGTTACAGCCCTTTATGACCCTGAATGCGCTGTATGGAGACCCCAAATACAAGAGTGAAGCCATGTGCCACCATTGGGGCTGGTTTCAGCGCCCATTGCAAGATATGCTGGAAACCGTGGGAATGCAAGACATTACGTTCTGCGAGCCTCGCTACCATTTCCCATTTCGTGACATGAGGGTGGAATGCTTAAAGGGGTCTTGACCAATGCCGAGCGCCATGAGCAGA